AATAGCCGACGGCGTTGTATAGGGAGAAAGGCTTCGGCCTTTCTTCTTATTTTTGAAATGATTTGATAATGGCGAGAATAAAACTCTTTGGTTTTACTTTTGGTAAGCAAGATATTGTTCGGGAGCAACCTCCTGAACAACCCTCTTTTACACTTCCAACTACAGCAATCGATGATGGTGCTGTTACCATCTCTTCTACTCCCTATTATGGCACCTATGTTGATTTAGAAGGTGCGGTTCGCAATGAGCTTGAATTAATTACTCGCTATCGTGAAATGGCAAATCATCCTGAAATGGAAATGGCAATTGATGATATTGTCAATGAAGCCATTACACACGATGTTTCTGGACGAACCGTTAATATTGTTTTGGATAAATTGCAACAACCAGCGGCAGTTAAAAAGAAAATCTCAGAGGAATTTGAGAATATTCTCAAAATGCTTAACTTTGGCAATCTCTCAGATGACCTTTTCAAAAGATGGTATATTGATGGTAGAATTTATTATCATGTAGTGGTTGACGAATCAACACCAAAGGAAGGTATAAAAGAGCTGCGCTATATTGACCCACGCAAGATTCGTAAAGTGCGCGAGTTGGTCAAAGATCGAGATCCAAAAACTGGCGCAAGTATCATTAAGTCTATTGCCGAATATTATGTTTATTCGGACAAAGGCACAACAACACAAACATATTCTGCTAATTTAAATGCAGGGCTTCGCATTGCACCCGATTCAATTATTAATGTGAATTCTGGTTTGATGGACGCAAAAAATACATTCGTCATTTCGTATTTGCATAAAGCAATCAAACCACTTAATCAATTACGCATGGTTGAAGATGCTGTCGTTATTTACAGACTATCAAGAGCACCAGAGCGCCGCGTATTTTACATTGACGTTGGTAACTTGCCAAAAGGTAAAGCTGAACAATATCTTCGTGATGTAATGATTAAGTATAAAAATAAAGTTGTTTACGATTCATCTACTGGTGAAATCCGTGATGATCGCAAGCATATGTCAATGCTCGAGGATTTTTGGCTACCACGGCGTGAAGGTGGTAAAGGCACTGAAATTACCACATTGCCTGCTGGACAAAACTTGGGTGAATTGGAAGATGTAAAATATTTTCGCATGAAGTTATTACAGGCTTTAAATGTGCCACTTTCTCGTTTAGAGCCACAACAAGGCGGCATGATTGGTCTTGGTCGTTCAACAGAAGTTACCCGTGATGAGGTCAAGTTTAATAAATTCATCATTCGCCTTCGTAATAAATTTTCGCAGATTTTTGATCATGCATTAGAAAAACAATGTGTATTAAAAGGTATCTGCACAAAAGAAGAATGGCAAGAATTCAAAGAAAATATCTATTACGATTATGTAAAAGACAATAACTTTACTGAATTGAGCAATGCAGAACTTTTGCAGGCTCGCGTTCAAACATTAGTGGCTGTTGACCCATATGTTGGTCGTTATTATTCCGCAGAGTGGGTTCGCATGAATATTCTTCGACAAACACAAGAAGAAATGGAACAAATTGACCAACAAATTAAGAAAGAAAATGTAAACGGAGCTGGTGGTCCTACACAACAAGCAGGTCAACAAGATCAAGCCAATCAAGAAGGTTCAGAACAAAAAAATAGTCAAAATGGTAACGCCAATCAACAATCTGAAGAAAGTGCAGAACAGTATCCACCAGTAGATAATACAGCCGAAAAAGAAAAAACCGAATCTCTAACGCCTATGTTGGATGCTGAGGTAATTAAATATTCATCCAGACTAAATAGGCGATAACTAAATAAGCAATAATAAAGGAAACTAATATGGACGCAAAAACTATCATCGACAGTGTTGCAAGTGGAAAAGCATTAGAAGTAAAAGAGAGTTTGAATTCTCTTCTTTCTGCTCGTGCATTTGACGCGCTTGATGCTAAAAAAATTGAACTTGCACAAGCATTGTTTTCAACTAAAGACCAAATTCAAAATGAAAATATACACGTGCTCTCCCGCCTCTTGAGAGCCGCCGGCCCGACGAGCCCAGAAGAGCGCGACCGCCAGGCGCGCGCCGACTACGCCAAGAAAGAAGCCGAGGAAGCCAAGAAAAAAGCCGAGGAAGCCAAGAAAAAAAGCGGTGGTAGTTCTACACAACAAAACAGCGCGGCGAAGCGCACCGCGTTGCATTTCCGGGAAGAAAAAAGTTAAACAGAAATGAAATCCTTACAAGAACTTAGGGCACTTGTAGAAGAAGAAAAGTCAGACTATTCTAAGTTTGACATGTTGGTTCGTGCTGGTTTGGCCAATAAGGCACAATTAGCAAGACTTCATCGCATTTTAGATAAGATGACGGAAGAACGCCCTCAGTTTAGCACTGCTGATAGAGAAATCATGCGTAATCTTTTTAATCGCATGGTAGATATTATTACTAATAACAAGCAGATTTTTCTAAGAACACGACAAGCTGTCCGCGAAGAAGAAACAATTGTAGAGACAGGAGCATTAGAAGGTGCTGATGACCCTCCTTTTGTGCTTGTGTTAAAACGTAAAGCGATTCGTTTATATCCTGGCAAAACAAAAATTGCTCTTTATTATAATCAAAAATTGGACAAATATTTTTCAATACCATATGACTTACCACGGCGCGAGGACGATTCACCCGTTCAAGCAGAACAAGTTGAACTTCAAGAAAATAATGTCATGGATCATTTACATAAAATTGTTCAAGGAAAACAAGCTCAAACAGTTAAATTTGCCAATGGTCAAACTCGTAAAGTTGATCACTACACAGCATCAGCAATTACACAAGTGCATAATGCAATAAACGATGAAAACAAAAAGAGATTGGCAAATATGGTTCACAAATCTCCTGAACACTTGCAAAAAGTATCAGATTTTGCTTTTAAAAGAGCTGCAAAATGAATTTAGTGGATTTAATTTTAGATGGAAAATTAAGCGAAGCAAAACAGTATTGTGATGGTCGTTTAAAAGAGAAAATGGCAGATCGCGTTGAAGAAGCAAAAAAGTATGTCGTTGCAGATGTTTTTGAAGAAGTGGAAGAATTAGATGAGCGAAGAAATCCAAATATTATTAAAATGGGTAGAATTACTAAAATTCGAAGAAGGATACGAAGAAATAAAAAGGGGCGCATATTAGTTCAAAAGAATCGTAGGCGCTCAGGTATTAGCGGTTATAGAATTGTTGGTAACACTGTTCGCCGAATTCCAGCGAATGTGAGGTTAAGAAAAGCTCGTTTATTAAAACGAGCATGGAAAACAACTAGAAGAGCTAAATTGCGTCGGTCGTTGCTCAAAAGAAGGATGTCAATGCGTCGGCGTTTATCAATGGGACTAAGATAAAATGGCATACGAAATTACAAACTCACTACGCTCAGCATCGATTATTCGTGTAACTGGTGCTGGTTCTGCCAATGTTCAGCTTGCTAATCTTGCTACATCAGCAAATGAAAATGTTACTGCCGCATCAATCAAAAGAGTGATGTGGTCAACGAGCGGTTCAGTTTCGGTGGAAAGAGGCGGCGAAACAATTCTTACACTTTTTGGAAATGGAGAATTGCGCCCATCAGATTCAGGACATGTAATTGCAAATAATTCCACCTCACACATAAATGTAACTATTGCAACAGGTGGTACTGCAATTTTAGAAGTTACTAAAGATGCAACTTACACCACTGCATTAACGGGTCTCTAAAATGAAACTTATTACAGAAACGATTGATGACGTAAAGTATCTTACCGAAGCATCAGAAAACGGTAGCAAAAAACTTTTTATTGAAGGTACATTCTTGGTTGGCGATTCAGTCAACAAGAACAATAGAATGTATAAAATGGACACGCTTCGCAATGAAGTTGCCCGTTATAAAAAAGAATATATTGATACAAATCGTGCATTGGGTGAATTGGGTCATCCAGACACACCCACAATCAACCTCGAGCGCGTATCGCATAAGATTGTTTCGTTAGTAGAGAATGGTAAAAGCTTTCTTGGTAAAGCATTAATTCTTGAAACTCCATATGGACAAATTGTAAAGAACTTCATAGACAATAATATTCAAGTGGGAGTTTCCTCAAGAGCCTTGGGTTCTTTAGTGCAAACAAAAGAGGGTTACAATTTGGTTCAAGATGACTTGCGCCTAGCGACTGCAGCAGACATTGTTGCAGACCCATCAGCACCAGGGGCTTTTGTTAACGGTATCATGGAAAACAAAGAATGGATGTTGGTAGATGGTAAGTTTATAGAAGCAGACCATAACCGTTACAAAAAAACGATTCAGAGAGCTTCCACAGCACAATTAGAGGAAACTGCTCTAAGATTGTTTGAAAACTATCTACGAAAACTTTAATTTTATAAATAAGAAATCATAAGGAGATTCCTAATGGCAACA